CATCTACTATTCTGTAATATATTAAATTTTCTGCTAGAATACCTTCAAACTCTTCATGTATTCTATTTCTGTCATACATTATCTTTTTTGTTGGAGACCAAACAGAGATTCTATCATTTACCAATTGAAGAAAGTCCTTATCTGTTGACATTATTGAGATCTTAGATGAAGGTAATCCTTGCTTAGCAATATAACCAATAACGTCATCTGCTTCTACCTTATCAATTGATATTGTATTACATGGAAGATTTTCTAAATATTGTGTTAATCTTCCAATCTGTCTAGATAAACTTTCTCTATCGTCTTCTACATCCAACTCTTGGAATCTATTTGGTCTTTTTGGTGGTTTTCTTGTGCCTTTATATCCTTCGTAGATTTTTCTTCTGCGTTGAGATCCACCAGCTCCATCAAAAACAATGATGACTCTCGTAGGAAGAAGGGTTCTAATTGCCAAGCCAACACTTTGCAAGAACCCTATCATTCCTCCGATGTGTACTCCATCAGCATTGGTGGCAGGGGAGGCGGACCAAGCTCTAATGAAGTTGTTTAAACCATCTACAAGTAATACATGGTCATTGACCTCTGCAGGCTTGTTAGAATTTTGTAGATGTTTTAAGATTTCTGCGTATCGTTTACGCATCTTCGTTTATGACTTCATCTGTAAATTCAACATCATCGATTCCTCTATTGGTCTCGTATTCTAATATGCTGTTTTCACATATCTTGTCATATAGGTATTCTTTGAAATCTGGATCTTCGTCTAATATATTGACAAAGTCTTTAGATAAGAATTTTTTAGTGTCACCATTATATTCAATAGAGTACCAAGCTCCAGCAACTTTTGCAACTTTAAGTTCCTTTAGAACCTGTAACCATCCACCAACATCATCTATACCTCTATCGAAATACATATCATAATCTGCACTTCTCATAGGTGGCCCGATTCTATTTTTTATTACTTGAGCTCTACACTTTACACCAATAATATTCTGTTCTTTGTCTTTTATTTGACCCATATTCTTCAAACGAATCCTAGTAGAAGAATGAAAAGGAAGAGCTAATCCACCACTTGTTGTGTAAGGATCTCCAAACATCACACCCATTTTTTGTCTCAATTGATTCGTAAAGACTAGTGTAACTTTATTTCTTCCAATCATTTGTGTAATCTTACGCATAGCTTTTGAAATGATAATCGCTTTACTAGTAGCCCAACCATCTTTATCATAATCAGCTTCCATTTCTACCTTAGTAGAAGCAGCAGCTAAACTATCAACTAATATTGTAACGTGTTTATCTTTGGCAGATTCTCTTATTTTAAGAATAATATCTTCAATAGCTTGGAATATTTCTTCCACAGTTTCAATATGAAGATATAATAAATTGCCAACGTCACAACCAATAGCCTCTAAAAATTCGCGACTAACAGAAGTTTCAGTATCGATGTAAACTGCTACACCACCCTTCTTCTGTGTTTCAGCTAATACGTGTGCACCCAATAAAGACTTACCAGTTGATGATAAACCATTAATCTCGGTTATTCTACCAACTGCTATACCTCCATCAGGTCTATTTGAAATAGCTAAATCCAAAATAGAAGATCCCGTTGAAATGAAATCATCTATATCAGTAGGAGTAGACGCTGATCCATCCAGGAAGTACGCTACCTTTTGTCCTTTGAATTTACTATTTAAACTATCGGCAATCTCACTTGCCAACATATCTTTTTTAGACATATAATTCCCCTAAATTAAAAAAGGCCTGAAAATTATTCAGGCCTTTTATTGCGTTTTTAACTATTAAACAACTCGTCGAAAGCACTGCTAACATCGGATGTAGTAGTCTTTGCTTTTTCCAAGTCATTTGATGATGGTGTCACTGTTTTTGTAGTTTCGGTAGTTGCATCAGTTTGCTCTTCACCATCTTGATTGAGCCAACCATTTAGAACTTTGTGCAACTCATCATAACTATGCTCTTGATAGATTGTAGTTATGTCGCGCTGAGTATCCTTCAATGTTTTCATTATATCAGGATTTTCTGTAACCGGAGTTTGATTAGGTTTAACCCTAATTGTAGTCATTGGAAATGAGCGACCAGTTTCTTCACTGGTTTTGAACTCGACTACAACATCTCTACCATTAACTGGATCAGTAATGTCACCATAATCAGGATCTGCAATGATGCTTAAAAGTTCTTGGTAAACCATTTTACCAAATCCCCAGAACTTAACACCTTCATTCTCTTCGCCGCGAACAATGATTGGGGCAAATGTACGCATTTTGGCTTCGATTTTCTTTCCTAACTTGTAATCATCACCATTACCAGAAGTTTTTAGTTTTGTGGCAAACTCTTCAATCGGATCTGGTCTTCCAAATGAAATAGGTGAAAGATAAAACTTATCTCCCATATCATAATGAAAATACAACTCAATAAACGGATTGTCCTTGTTAAATTTATAAGGGACTATTCTTATTTGAGTTTTACCTGGAGAGGGTTTCCAGAGGTTTGAAGTTTTAGTTGTGGCTTGTTGAAGTTCGCCTAATCGTGCTTTGATAGCAGCAATGTCCATAACATTCTCCTTAATTTGTATTTGTTATTGTTTATTAGTTACTTTCTACAGGAATATATATTTTATATATTTCCCAAAAATCAGTTTTTTTTAATCTTTTTTTCATAACCTGTCTTAACTAGCCCGCCCCTAGTGGCTTTTATTTCTTAATTCTAGTGGAGAAAAAAGCGCGGTCTAGGGGCGTAGCTATAAATTGGGGATGTGAGATTAGCGAATACTCACAACTTTCAGCTTCGATTTTTTCTACTCTCAACTCGATATTCATCAGTTACGATGATTCTCCTAATAAGTGGTTAGCTTACGTTTGAGCGACTACAATGTCTATACCGATACCTTAACCCTCGAAGTTTGGTTTATTCGGTCAGCTAGGTGAGATTTCAGTTTTACCCTTACTCACAAGAGAGTCATAAGAATCGCTTCTTATTAATTTTCTGAAAGTACATTTCCTTAATACTGTCGTAAGACATTTTCCACATTTGGCCGAATATCAAACCACCACGGTTCTAAGGAAGTATTACCTTTTGGGCTTCTTACGATAACCCAATGTTCAGTCAATCCCATACAGAGTTAGCAATTCTCTGTATTTCTCAATTTTTCAAAAAACATTCTCAAACAATTAATATATATTTATTAACTCCTTGAGAATATATATACGGCGTTAAAATCCCAAAACGCTGTTTTTTATATATATTTTTTTATTTTTTTTTATGTTACTGATTCGTAACCTTCGATGAGGTCTTCTATTTCCCCATCTTCAGGAAATCTACCTAAATCTTTTTTACTGAATACTAAACTATTATTCAAAGTGATTTCGAAGATTCCTCCTGTACCTTTAATTAATTCGACATCAAAGCCAAATTTATCTATAATTGAATTTCTCAAACTGAGAGCGTGGTTTAAATACCCTCAGGAAGTACAATATGTTATGCTTATATTCATACGTTTATGATCTTATGTAATTTAGTTCGTACAACATTTAGTCCTCTATCGTTTGTCAATAAAAGACTGTTATTGTATTGAGTCCAATCTAAAGAAAATGTCTTATCTAATATTCCTTCATTATCTTTTCTGATTGCTTCGTTTAATGCGTTAATTGTATACAGTGTATTTGTTTCTCTCTTACGATGTATTGCCATCGTTTTACTGTTCTGTATAAAGTCTCCAGTCTTTTCTACATTATACGTGCAGATCAAAGCTTCTGGATCTTCTTGATTCTCAAATACGTAGATCTTATCGAAAACTACTTCAGCAGCCATCGTGATCACCTCTAAGGTTTCATCTAACTCATACTTTTTACAGAAAGTGCAAAGTAATTGTGTCTTCATTCTATTAAGTCCTTGATACGTGGATCTATTATTTCTGGTAAATTTTTTCGGTTTTGAAACCAACCAACAGCTTCGTGTTCTGCGCTTTTTACTGGAACTACAGGGAGTTTAACCTTACACTTATAAATGTAAAAATCTCCACCTCTACTATTTTTTACGGTTCTTTCCAGTTTAACTGGTTCGTTTATGTGTGAACCTCCTGGAGATATTAATATAGAGACTTCCTCTAAAACCTCCCTACAAGCCGCTTCTAGTGGTGTTTCCCCTGGCTCCACTTTACCCTTTGGAATTCCCCACTTTTCTGAATCTTTGCATAACACTATTCCTGCAGTTGTATTAACTAACATAATTCCTGCAGTATCACAAACTTTCTTTTCCACTAATATATCCTTTAATTTAATCACAAACTCTCTCCAAATGTCCTGCATAAACTGCGTTTGGTCTAACTATGTGGTTTCCATCTTTATCCTTAGTAAAATCAAACCCAGGATTTGGTTGAAAATGCATGTGATTTACGCAGTCTATTCCATTTGACAATTCTAGCTCATCAGCCGTACCATTTGCATTACCATACGGTTGATAATCTAAATCTCTATTATGTATTTTAGCCAACATAATACCACCTCTACAGTATTGTTCTAATGAATCTAAGAGAAGGTCTTTATTTTCTTTACTTAAACATTCTATTCCAGAATCTGCCAATGTTGGAGTACAATCAGGTGGTAATTTTCCTTTACTTTGCCAATCTGCTATAGAATCCTCTGACCAATCTCTTGTAGATCTTGGAGGATTGCTTCCTGGAATTATTAAATTTCCCTTATCATCGTAATCTTTATCTTGCAATAAATTAGATTGTTTTGCTTTTGCTTCTTTTTCATCTAATTGTTTCTTTCCATCATCAATTCGTTTTCTTGATAATGGTTGTTTAGATGTTCCCATAAAGTTATTATGTAAATCTAAAATGTTTGTTAAATCTTCTTGTGTTTCATCGTTTTGAAAAGCTGTTACTTCTATTTTTGCTCTTGCTCCAGATGCAGCTCCACCCTTCCACTTAACACTTAATCCACCTGCACTCTCTAAAAATACTATATACTCTGCAGAATTTGGATCTTCTGGATTATCCTTCGGAGGAAATACAATTAAATCTGCAACTTGATATGTTTCACCTGCAGGAGCAACACAATCTAAACCTTTCTTATTCATTACACACATTATAATTGCTTCAGCTACATCAGGAACTCCCTTCCTCATACTCTCAATTTTCTGCATATCCGATAACATTTTCATTGCTTCTTTTTCATATTCTTCTTTATCAGATATTTCACCCAATGCTTCCATTCTTTTTAGCATTCTTTCTTCGTCTTTTGTTAAAGGACCAGCTTTCTCCATGTGCTGTCTAATTGCATTTGCCATAACCTTTGGTCCTTCTTTGGCAGTTTTTTCTCTTCCTTCTGGTGTGCTGGTATCTGCTCCCTTGACTAATCTAGCCTCTGGTACAGAATCTATATTTTCATATTGATCTAACATTCTATTATTACGTTTTATAGTTGCTAGTCTTTTCTTAGCTAATCTTTTTGCTTCCTTATCATCAATATCTGGATTTGCAGCTTTAATTTCTGCATATCTATTCAGTGCTTCAGATAATACGTCTTCAGGATCAGGTTCTGGTATTCTTTTTAAAACTCTATTACCAAGTTTTACTTGAGTTATTTTTCCATCCTTATCCCTGGTCTTTTTTACTTTATGCTCTACAACTCCTCCACCATGTTCTTTAGATATTTTAGTCATTGTCATAGTTTTACCAGCTAGTTTTGGTGGAACCTTTCCAGCAGTTGTAGAAGCACTTGCCGCCTCAACACCTTGAGCTTCTAATTTTCGTCTTATAGATTGACCGTTTTCGCTAGTACCTAATTCAACCTTTAACCTTCTTCCTTGTTTAAAATCACCAGCAGTGGTGTTGGCAATATAAAATGCAAATTCTGGTTTTGACTGTCCACTAACTTCTTTGATTCTTATGTATTTGTTGAATACTTTTACATCTTCCTTCTTTGGAGTTGAACCACTTTCTATAGCGTTTATAACATTGTTTATTGCTTTCTCTTCAGCATCAGATTCTACTGGAATTTGACCAGTAATTGATCTCAACTTATCAGCTGTTCTCTTTACGGCTCTCTCTTGATTTCCACCTTGAGGTTGCCAATCTGCATTTGCTGGGTCATAATCTTTATTTTGTGAAGCAGCTTGTTTTTTCTCTTTTTCTGCACTTGGAGTAAAATCTACCTGTGGCTTTTCTTTATCCTTTTTATCATCTGTATCCTTATCAACTTTAACAAGCTTACCATCAACATTTTTATGTGTTATACCTTCTTCACCCTCTTTACCATATCCCTGTCCTTTCCATACAAGTTTTAACTTTTCTTTTTCCTTCTTACTTGCATCATCTAATTCTGGTTGTTTTTCATTATCGTCTGCTTCAAATAATTGAGCTACAATTTTGGGATGAATATGCTTTTTTAATTCTTCTCTTACCATGTACATGTGACCAGGATCTTGTAAATCAACTAAACCATTAGCTGTCTTATAAGACACAGTCTCAATTACATCGCTTATCATTTTTTGTAAATCCATACTATAACCTTTTAGTTATATCCTCTAAACTATCATAATCCTGACCTGCGGAAACCTTAACAGGAAATTTATCTGATTCAACTATTTTTTTAATTCCTTTTAATGTTTCTAATCCATCTTTATGATTGAAATCAAAAAGAAAACTGTCATACGTGTAGAGTACCATTTTAGTTTGCTTCTCCGACAAATATTTATGAACGTCCCTGATAACGTTTAGATTCCTTTCCGTTTCATAAGATTGAACAAAATAATTTAGTAGTTTGTTCTTATTGACGTCCGTTATGCTTTTGACCCCGAAAGGTTTATTATAAATATGAGATAGAAAACATTTGTTCTTACTAAAGTAATCTTGGATAGTATGCGCCAATCTGTCTACCCCGTAAAAAAATGGATTCTTTTCTGAGTCTATAGGTGCATTACCATATAATATCTGAAAAGATTTAACCTTTGCATCTTCGTAAGAACAGTGATAAACTTCATCAGCAAAGTATTGATGTAACGATTTATCGATTGGAAACTTATAATCTAATATAGCACCCAATAAACGTAAATGGTACGCATCGTAATCTAACTCAACTAATACTCCACCCTCATATCTAGATTTAAATATTTTTCTAGATCCATCGTTTTTATTTAGAGCTGCAAAGTTTATTCCACCAAATGTATTTGAAGGTCTACCAGTAGAAGTGTATAAGTTATAGTTTGTATATAGA